ATTTGAAACATTAGCAGCAGCTCCTGGTTCAGGTGTAATCACAGTAGCGGGTGCAGGTGGTTTAACTGCAGCTAATATCTTAGCAGAAATGCAAAAGGTAATTGATGCAATTCCAAATACTTTATATGGTAAAGAAGAATTGAAGTTATACATTTCTCCTAAAGCAGCTAAATTATACGTTCAAGTATTAGGAGGTTTCACAGCAGTTGGAGCAGCAGGTATAGATAATCAAGGAACAATGTGGTTTAACAATGGTTCTTTATCAATGGGTGGAGTACCTGTTTTTGTAGCAAGAGGAATATCTGCGGATACAATGTTTGCAGCAGAATCTACAAACCTTTTCTTTGGTACTGGATTATTAAACGATTATAACGAAGTTAGAGTAATCGATATGGCTGATATTGATGGTTCACAAAACGTAAGAGTAGTAATGAGATTTACTGCTGGATTAGCGATTGGAGTTCCTCAAGACGTAGTATATTATAACTAATTATTAACCTTATATACGGGGCTTCGGCCCCTTATATTTCTAAAAATTTAAATTATGGCATGTGATATTAGTTTAGGAAGATTAGAACCTTGTAAAGATTCAGTAGGTGGATTAAGAGCAATCTATTTCATTAATTATACTGAAGGTTTATTGGATTCTGCAACATTTGATGCAGATGAAATTGTTACAGGTTTTGCATCTCCTTTAACGTTATACAAATATGATTTAAAAGGTGCTAACTCGTTCGATGAAGCAAATGAGAATTCTAGAGAAAATGGAACAAGTTTCTATACACAAACAGGTACTATTGTACTTAAGAAACAAGACCCAACAACTAGAAAAGAAATGAAATTATTATCTTGGGGAAGACCTCAGATCGTAGTTGAATTTTACAATTATGGAGCTAGTAACGAAACGAGATATGTGTTAGCAGGTATAGAAAATGGTTGTGAGGTTGCTCCTTCAACTGCATCAGGTGCAGCTATGGGAGATTTAAATGGATATAACATTACATTTACAGGAACAGAAAAAACTCCAGCAAATTTTATAGACCCTTCTATTATAGATGACACAACTAATACAGTTGTTGTTAGTGGAACATAATACTTTTTAATTTTCATATTTTAAGAGCCCCATTAATTTGGGGCTTTTTTTTGCTCTCTTGATAGGGAAATGTTAAAATTATGTTAAAATTTTGTTAAAATTTATAAAAATAGCCTTTTATTAACAAATGTTAGTTATATTTGATATATCAAATTAAAACAAATACTAATTAAAATCAAAACAATGAAAAATTTAAGAGAAGAAGTAGTAATAGTAAAATCAGATAACTGTTGCGGAGTATACCTAGAATCTAATTCAGAATTTACAGGTATAATCTCTCGTACAAAATCAGAAGCAATTAACTATTTAAGAGCAAACAGAAAAGAATTCGTATATAGAGGAAAATTCCTAAATGCTGACGGATGTGGAGAAAACACACTTAATGTGATGCTAACAATAATGAACCAATAATAACAAATAAAAACTAAAACTAAAATTATGAACACAACAATTTCAATGTACCAAACAGAATTACAAAACTACTTAGATTCTAAGGAGTACGCAAAAAACAAAAAGGAAGAAGTGCTATCTAAAATTAGAGAACAACAACAACTAAGAAGAGAATCACAAACAGAATTATTAGATTCCTTAGTTAACGACCTTATAAAGTCACTTGGTTATAATGACACGGTGGTTGACTTAGCTAATTATATTACCGTAACTTTTTTCGAATCTAATTACACAACTGGAATAAACTGTTATTTAAGACCAGCTGATTTTAATAGTGAAGCACCATTAGAATATGAAGAATCTAAAACTATTTCTTTAGCTCACTTATTATTTATGCACGTTAACAAGAATCTAGAATTTTTATGTGATGCATTATCTACTTGCTTTGAACCTCAATATGAGTTACAAATGGAAAGAGAAGTATTTGACAATTCGGCTCAAAATTACACTGATAAATATTATAAAACTTTATCAAAGTTAAGTTATGAAATTTTAAAACAAGGTGTAGAGTTTCCAAAAGGAAATACTAGAGTTCAAGTTTCTTTAAATAAAAATTACAATGTTTTATCTATGAAACTTTTAAAGCAAACTCCTAAACAATGGCATATAGAGATTAATGATGTTTACAATTATAAAAGAACATTAAAAGTAGCTAAGCATTATTTAGAACATAAAAACTGGTTAACAGCTGGAGCTAAATTAATGAAATAGAAAAAATAAAAAATAATTTGTTTTGACCCTCACTTTTGTGGGGGTTTTTTTTTGTAACATTTTTAGTGTTTTATTGTTTTATAAAAAAGTAAAATGATAATTCTTAGACCGAACAATCTTTCTCAAGAACTAAAGTTTATTCCAAGGGAATATATTGCTGATAAAGTAATACTTCATAATGAGGAGACTAACACGTCACAAGAGTACACAGGGTTAACTTGGTCACAGGAAGCTTATTATCTTACTACTAATATAGCATTCGTTACACCAGAGTTAAAGAATAACACTTTCTACACTTTAAAGGTTATGAATGGAACAAAAATAATTTATAGGGATAGAATTTTCTGCACAGACCAATTAGTTGCAGAGTACTCAATGAATAAAGATGAGTATGTAGAAAATGAAACCACAAACGAATACATAGTATTATGACAAACGATTTATTTATAACTAATTTAGCGGCTTATACCGCACCTAAAATAGTAGAATTAAAAAACAAAGAATGGGTCTACTATGGTGAGGATAACGACTATTTTAATTATCTTATCGAATTATATCTAAATTCTACCACAAATCACTCAATTATTAATGGTATATCTAACCAAGTTTATGGAAGAGGAATAGCAGCGCTTAATGCTGATTTAAAACCTGAGCAATATGCGCAAATGATGACTATATTCAAAAAGACAGACCTAAGAAAATACATAAAAGATTTTAAAATATTTGGAATGGCTGCTTTACAAATAACTTATAAAGATGAAAAAGTTTATAGCGCTACTCATTTTCCAATGGAAACATTAAGAGCTGAAAAATGTAATGATGAGGGTGAGATAGAAGCTTGGTACTATTCTAACGATTGGCAAGAAGTTGCTACTAAAAGGCAAGTACCACAGAGAATACCTGCGTTTGGAACTACTAATAAAAAACAAAATGAAATGTACGTGTTAAGACCTTATGTTCCAGGTCATTATTATTATTCACCCTGTGATTACACTGGAGGTTTACCGTATGCTAAATTAGAAGATGAAATTGGTGACTACCTGATTAATGATACGATTAATAATTTTAGTGGAACAAAAGTAGTAAACTTCAATAACGGTGTACCTACACCTGAGAAAATGCAACAAATCAAAACTGATGTAATGCAAAAGCTTACAGGAAGTAGAGGTGAAAAGGTAATCGTTGCTTTCAATAACAACTCTGAAAGTAAAACAACTGTAGATGATATTCCATTAAATGACGCACCTGCTCATTATACTTATTTATCAGAAGAATGTTTCAAAAAATTAATTGTAGCTCATAGAGTTACCTCTCCAATGTTATTAGGAATTAGAGAAGGTAATGATGGGTTAGGAAATAATGCTGATGAAATAGAAACAGCTACTTTATTAATGGATAATATTGTTATTAAGTGTTATCAAGATAGTGTAATAGATTCGATGGATGAGATTTTAGCATGCAACGAAATAGCTTTAGATTTATATTTCAAAACTTTAAAACCTTTAGCGTTTAACGATATTGACCAATTAGAGGATGTAGACGATGATGTTGCTGAAGAAGAAACAGGAGTAGAATTAAGCGAGGTTCCTCATTTATCAGATGAACATGGTCACGAAATTCTAAAAAATTTAGAAGGTGAAGAAATAAGTGATGAATGGGAAATAACAGATGTAAGAGAAGTAGATGATGAAAATGTACCACACGAAGAATGGGTAAAAGCATCTATAATAGATAAAAAGGAAACTACTTTAGAAAAAATTAAAAAAGTTTTCGCTAATAATCCTAGTCCAATAGCTTACACTAAAGATAAATGGTCTGTATTAGACAGTGACAATTATAAAATACGTTACCAATATTTTAAAAAATCTAATGCAGGTACAATTCAAAAAGGTAAATCAACTTACAAATCAAGACCTTTCTGTGATAATATGATGCAGCTTTCTAAAAGAGGAATTATCTATAGAATCGAAGATATTGATAAAGCAAGTAGGGATGGTATAAATGGAGGTTTTTCTCCAGAAGGAAAATCCACTTATGATTTATTTAAATATAAAGGTGGATGTTATTGTAGACACGCTTGGAAGGAAGTTTTATTTAGAAGGAAAAAAGGAGCTTCTGTTTCACCAGCTTTAGCTAACTACAGAAGAACAGGTGAAATACCAAAGACATATAAAAGAAATCCATGGGGAAGTAAAGATGCTAAGAAAGCTACGTTCGATTTACCAAATCATGGCTCATTAAAATACAAGTATTAATGGCAACAGCATTATTTATAACAACTAGAGATATAAAAAGATATTCTGTATTAAGCGGGAATGTAGACCCTGATAAATTTATTTACATGGTTGAGATTGCTATGGATACT